CTATTTGTCTACATGCCACACTTCCATCGCCCCGTTCGATCTGCTGTGCCAGCACGCCCCCTGTAGCTCTCCATCCTCCTGAAGATAGTACCAGTCTCCGGAGCCGTCAGCCGGATCCACCTGCTTTGTGTCTGGATTCCAGCGGTGCCAGCCGGTCCGGATGTACCCATTTGCCCCGAAGAGGTAATGATGGTGATTGATCAGACGCCAATCCGATGCTATCCAGGATCCGTCCTCGTTCTGCCACCACCAGCCGTGAGCGTCATGTTGCCAGCCCGGAGTGATGGTCTTTCTCTCTTCCTTTGGCCACGTCTTCATGAACTGCTCCGGGGTCTTGTAAATCTTCTTGATTCCACTCGTTGATGATCCCCAGTCGGGGAGCTGGAAGTGAGGTCTATCCGTAAGACTCTTCAAGTTTCCACCCCATTCCAAGCCGATAGATACTCCGATCGCGCCGACCTTGGAAAAGAATCCATCTTTATCATAATAGGCACCGCAGCCATCGGCTCTGTAAATATCAAACGCCACTCCCCACTGATGATAGCTGCTATAGCTGCTGCCCTTTGCATTCGTGACGATCTTACCCGGCTTCGATCTCCCCTGTGCGTACAAGGCATCCTGCTCTGCAGTCGTCCGGAGTGTTTCTCCAATTTTAATCTGTAATCCCTGATCAGCACATTTACGGATCAGCTCCGCGGCCAGCGCCTGGAGTCGCGGGTGACATAATGTAATATCTCTCATAATTTTCTCTCCTCTCCTATCAGAAGGAAGCCCAGAAGGATATCCCTTCCGGGCTGTTGCGACGTCGCAACGGTCATATCCCGGACCGTGACGGGAGATATTCGGATTACCTCCTCCTAATCTTCTTTTCCTGACTGCTTTAATAACTGGTTCACATAAGTAGAAAGTCCGGCTACGAGAATTCCCTGAGTGATTGCGGTAAACACTGCCAGAGCAATATCCTGGCTATTGGCACATGCACATGTAGCAAATACATAGATGGCACAAATTACAATACCAATACCACCATTGATCAGCGGAATATATTTATCCTTCACAGTTTCACTCTGCTTCAACCAGGCACCAACAAAATACAATACAACCGCAACTACCAACAATTCTGGTTTTACATAATCTTTAATCTGCATACACTAATCCTCCTTCTGATTTTCCAGATCTGCAATCCGATGATTCGCAACCTTAATCTGCTCTTCCATGACCGCCTGCGTCTCCTCTAATTTATATGTACGCTCAATCACGGTGTTATGCTTATCTACTTTTTTCTCGAGCTGCTCTAAGCGATATGCAGTCAGCTTGGCTGATGCAACAACACCAGCTAAACTGCCAAGGCTACTGCCTGCTAAGCCTACCAGAGCAACTATAACTTCTGTCTGCACACCATCCCTCCTCTATATCAATCTATAATGCGGTCGTTCCTCACCAAACGCCCGGTATCGAATCCAGTCATCCAGGACAATACCGGCCAGGCTGACCGGCAGCCACAGTATCATATACTGCGGACAAATCTGCCCCAAAATATTCCCCGGAAGATTGCTGTAGTCCCATACTCCCCAGCCGAGCCACCGGTTGACAACACATCCGGTCAGGAACTCCAGTATCGTGATTCCAATCGCGCCGATCACAACCTGCATCCATAACGGCATCTGCCATGGTAAGATTTCGTTAATCAACCCCAAGAATACGAAGCAGATTCCACCCAGGGCGAACATGGTCCAGTGACTGTACCCTCTCCAAATCAACTCGATCAGTATGTAGAGCAGTCCGCCGCTGCCAAATAAGAATAAGTATTTATCTAACAGCTTCTGATTCATCCGTACCACCTACGCTTTCTTTTGCTTTAAGATATGCTTTGAGGACATCTGACTGGTATGTTTCCGGCACATCCGCACCATAGTAAATCTCCTGCAGTTCTTCAGCTGTTTCCGTCGCTTCCACCCAAATCTTAAGGCTATTGCAGTAAGTAGTGTGGAACGTCCGATGCTCATACGCTGCATCCGTGATTTTCTGCATGTCATCGGTGCTATAAAATACACACGGCTGAGTGCTACTGCCATTTGGATGCCAGGGAATCGCAGTTTCTCCTTTGCTGATTAAGGCCAGGCATGTTAAAAATGCAATCTGATCTTCTTCTTTCATCGTAAAGTGATGTATCTGACCATCAGAAAGCTTCACGTCAAATCCCTCGACGATAGTTTTGTTACAAGCAGCATTCACTTCCTGTTTCTTTGCTGCCTGTAGTTCTTCCAGAGTCGGGACATACGGCTCCGGCGGAAGGATCTCGCCACCAGTATCCGGATCCGGTGTCTGGTACACGCTGCCATCATCTGACAGATAGACTGTCTGACCCTCATCGCGATATACTGTAGTCCATCCCGTCAGCGTTGCGCATTCGATGCCGCCGTCCGTGTATAGGGTGATATCTCCCCATTTTGTCGGCGGTGTACCCACGAAGACAATCTGCATCACGTGTGGTTCGATCGTCTGGATGCTCCGGATCTCGTATGACTTGCTTGATCCCTTGATTTTGATTTTTTCCATGGAATACCTCCTAAAAAAATAATTTTTTGTATATAAAAAGGACCCTCGCGGATCCTGAGTTTTCAAATTTATGTGATTTGTAGTTGATTTTTGTGTTGATGAGTTGATTTTTCTCTTTTTCCTCAATTGTATAGTGATTTGAATACCACAAATAACAATTTGAGTAAGAGATTTGCTTATGCCACGAGCGGATGCATCTATAACACCACCTCAGATTTTCCAACAACCGGAAGCACTTTTGGTGCAAATACAAAAGATTTGACCCTCTACACTGGATTTGTTATCCCGGCATTCTCCCGTATATGTTTCATGAACTACGGAAGTTCACCGGATGGTGCACTTATTGCGATTGCTCCAAGTGGAAATTTATATTCTGCATTTAAAAACAAAGGCACTTGGAAAAATGGTAAGGTAAGATGATAAATTTTAATTATCTCAATTTAGTCCATCCAGCCCATGCATCACCAGAACATCCATTGATGTATAACGAGTTATATTCAAAACGTAATACCGTTCCATATTTACCATCTGATACAATAAACCCCATATACATTGATGCAGATCCATGTTCGCAATAAATAATAAAAACTGCCTTCTCCAAAGATTCAATGTATTGCAAAACTTCCGTATCGTAAGAAGATGCTGTGTCATACTTTAAATTTAAAAATTTAAAATTTTTTGGTAAATTAGCATATGAAACATAGTCTGACAATGATGTAATGTCAGCTTTCTCACTATACAATTGAGTGTACAGGTCCTTCAGCACCTTCCCCTGCGCCGCCGAAAGTGGAAGCCCGGCATTGTCCGTCACACAGTTGTTGACGATATGGCCAATTAAGCAAGCCCCTTTAAATGCAGCCTTGATATTTGATAAGAGTGTCCCCAGCTTTCCTTTCGATTTGATCTGATCGATTGCATCCGTTGCTGACGGAACTGCGGTTGATCCAGTATAGTCTTCAAATGTCGGCGTATCCAGATTTTTCAGTGCTTCATCTGCCAGATCCCAGTTTTTATTCTGATCCGCCACGTCATAGAAATCACTTTCATCTGGCTTTTTAAATCCATAATTTGTTGTGTTAGTTGCCATTCGGTAAATCTCCTTTCGTAATCTGATCATGAGTCAGCTGCCCAAGTTCGATATGCTGATAAGTCCCCATCTCCATGATTCTGGTCTTCAAGTGTCCATTTCGAATCTTATAATGAGTAAATGCAGCAAGCTGTTCATGCGTGAAGGTTCCAACAGCTCCATAGGTGTTGAAAATATACTCATACAATATCCTGATATGGCATGGAATCGCTTCTTCGATACTCTCTTTGATGTCTTTAATGTTCCCAGGAATTCCCGATGTTCCCGTAAACCGAACCGTTGCTCTGTATTTCGGGTTATCCTCTTTTATCTCTACCGCTGCATTGGTATAACTTTCTGCGATATTCCGGATCAGTGCCACCAATGTGGTCGCGGCCCCTGCCGCTTTTGCTGAAATTTTTTCTCTCCGGTAACGATCTGATTTTCCTGCATCAGGGATAATTCCGAATATTCTCTCATGTCTTGAGAGCAATCCTTTTCCCGTAGCACTTGTCCAATATATCTCCTTTAAGGTATTTGCAAGGCCATCTTCCAAGTTATCCGACTCCTGCGATAGATTTCCCTGAATCTCCTGCATCGTTTTGTTATCATCGTAATAATCTGGTAAGACCTCAATCAGCCGCAATTGTATGCACCTCCTCCAGACTTACCGTACCCATCGCAGGAATTTCTTTCTCTCCTACTATGATATTGCCGGTGGAATTATTAAGCCTTAAATCATCGTAATCCTGGACTCCTTCAATATTGAGAAGAAGACTTCCGATTTTCGCATAGCTGACACGATACTCCACAAAAACCAACGATTTCAAATACTCCGTGAACTGGCTCTTGAACATAGCAAGCACATCATCCAACGTTTTTGTTCCATCCAGAATCACATTCGCTGACACATTGACAGACCTCATTGTCGGACTTGAGACCGTGACCGTTGCTCCGATCGGACGAACCGTTTCTATATAATCTCGCACGGCAGGCTCCAACGAGGGATTTCTTGCCTTATCCACATCTACAATCAGTACCGTTAGCGTCCCATCTCCGGAATCAAGAGGAAATACTTTCGCATCTCCGACGCCAGGGACTTCAAGAGCCCACTGTCTGTAATGATGTTTATTTCCCGATGTTGCTGGATTCCGTACCTTCTCATAGAAACGTTCTCTCAACGCTTCATCGGCCTCTTCATCGGCTCCATCAGTAATAATGTCTGTCAGTTCTGCGGTCACATTCGAAACTGCCGAGAGCGGCTCCAGAAAGCCCGAATATGTATTTCCGATCTTCCCTGCTGTCTCGCATTCTGCCTCATAGACATTTTCATCTATCCGACCGATTATCCGATATGCCACATCACTGATCATCCATCTTGTCCCGATTGCAACATCTCCGGATGTTACGATTTTCCGAACTGCCGGGCTTGCAACTTTTCTATTCACTCCATATCCGCTAACGGCACGGTCCAGATACTCTCCGACCGCTGTGTCCGGGAAAACAAGGTCAACAAAGTTACTCAGCTGAAAATACTGATCTGCCAGAAAATACGCCGCCGGGGCAAGGGCATCATAAATCACACTGCCCTCTCGTTTGTCCACATCGTTAGAGACACGATTGAGCATACCTTGAAGGATATTTTCATACGTCTTATCTTCAAACATTCACCTCAACTCCTTCCCGTAACTGACCAAATATGCTCGACACATCAAAAGAACATACGCAGGTGATTCCCTTAAACTCAAACAAAAAGCCAGACACATCGCTGATCCTGTCGTCCTGCAGCAGTGTCTCCCGGATCATCCGCTGCATCTCAGCCCGAATATACTCCTGATCCTGTCCGATCAGGTCCCGCCAGTTCACTCCATAATTGAAGCTGTAGATCGGATATTCAAACTGCTGCGTCGAGAGTCGTTTCCGGATTGCCTGCCCCAGTGCCTCCAGATCATTTACCATTCCACGAATACAGGTGCCTGAGTCGTTGTAGCTCCGATTTGAAAATGTCTGTTTCTGAATTCTGGTATCTGTTGTCAAAGCCATTACTTCAGCGCCTCCTCTTTTATTTCCTCCTTGAAGGCCAGACGCCGTTCAATGATCTCCAATACGTAAAATTCCTCCCAACCGGTTCCCGCAATCATGCGGACCTTATCTCCTGTCCTCAGCTGCGCTTTCATGTTTCCAGAAAGCTGTGCCGCTGGGATCTTGAACTTCTCATTCACCCGAACCCCGGATCCGTCATAGGTACCCACAATTATCGCGGGTAGTTTCTGATTGTTCAGAAATGCACTCATCACTTTCTTCAGTTCTTCCGTCAGCATCATTGGGCGATCACCTCCAGTTCCATTGTGTGCGTCGGCAAATATTTGTGTGTTACTTCTTTTACGATCACACGCCGGTCCAGTTCGATATCTGCAATGCTGCCATAAATACTGCATCCAGCTCTCACAGAATGATCCCCGATACAGGACAGCTTTATCGTTTCTTTCTCATGGTTATATAGCTGTAGAAGCTTCTTCGCCTTCTCCTGAAGCTTTCCCGCGTCAGCGCTCTTATCCGAAACATGCTCATAATACTGCAGGTTTCCATATCGATTTACTGAATCCTGATCTGCAGCCTGAGTGGTCTGCGCCTTTCCGTTCTTCTCATCCATCCAGGAGATCTTCACCACATTGTAAAATTCATCATCGATGGACTTCTCCCAGCTGTATCCATATGCTAGGGAATCATCACCAAGTACCAAAGGGAGCTGAAGGTCCCGGAGGTTATCCAACCGGATTTTTCCGTAAACGTCCGCCAAACGATACCATTCTCCCTGCGGATTATCCGCAGTTTTTGTATTAAGAAGGGTATCTCCGATCAGTCCATAGATCACATCAATCCATGTGTCTTGGTACTTTACTTTATCCTTTGGAACTTTGTATGAAATTCCTGTCGGCATATCCCCGGCCGTTAGATTCAGATATCTGCACATCGACTGAGTAACGGATACCACATCGTCCTGTCCGCCTTTTAATGGAATGATGTCTTTAGACTTTCCGCGTCGTAACTGATCATACGCCTTTACTTTCACCCGCCGGTCTTCACCCATACTGACACGGAATACTTCTCCGAAAAAGATGCCATCCTTCTCACTGGTATTAGTGAGTCGGACGACATCTCCATTTTTGATCATCAGTTCTCCGTCATACAGGTATGTAAATTCCAGGACGGAAGCGCCAGAATTCAATTTGTCCTGCCAGCTAAGCTCCGAGTACATTTCTGATATTTCATAGATCACACCATTATTTTCCACGCATAGCTGCATAACGTCCTCCTCATGATGGAATCGTGAATACCTGCCCCGGATAAATCAAATTTGGATTTTTGATCTTATCCGCGTTCGCACTTACGATTTTCGAATACTGTGCCCCATTCCCATAGAACTGTTTTGCGATCTTCCAGAGGGAATCTCCTTTCTGCACAGTATATGTCTTTCCTTCCTCCACTGCCGGGTTCGTTGGCTGCGGTGTCTCTGGCTGGGCCACCGTCGCTACCGGTGCCACAACCGCGCGGTATTTCTTTGACGGTTTCCGATACTGAAGGAAAGTACAGTTTACAAGGGACTACACAGAGTAGGTATCTGACGGGAGGGGTTCCACCCGTCAGATTTTCCATGTGATATTCAAGCTGTCGCTTGTGGCGGCTATGGTGGTAATCATCAAATCCACCACCCGCCGCTTGTCGTCAAAGGATACATTCTCCCAAGTGTCGAGGTAGCCGGAAATCTGGCTGACTTGTTCCGGGCTAATGGCTTCCACCGTTAGTTCCGCTATCCTCGCCAGAAGTTCCTGCTTGCGTCCGTCCAGTTCCGCTATCTTCACATTCACATAGGAGAGCAGGACATTGTTTGCGCCCGTTAGACTGTCCACCAGCTTTTCAATCTCGCTGTCCACATGGGCAAGATCCACTTGCAGTGCTGCAATTTTCGGGTTTGCCTTTGCCGCTTTCTTTCTGCCTGTCAGCGTCTTGTAGCTTGCCAGTTTCTTTACCATCTGCTGATAAACAACCGCTTCCAGTTCCGAAGTAATGATTTTCCCGCACCCCGGACAACTCTTGTTATCCAGCCGTTTCGTACAGCGAAGGTATTGCTTGCCGGAGGGATTGAAGATACTCATAAGGGCATACCCGCA